TCGACCAGGCGATCGTGCCACCCTTGACCAGCCGGTGGCCGCGCTCCAGCCAGCGCAGCAGATACGCCATCAGCGGGCCGGCGCCGACCAGCCAGCCGCTGCCGGAGCGTCTTTTGGCGAGCCGGATGTCACCCTTCAGCCAGCCAGCTTTGGCGCCGGTGCTCTTTTCCGTCCGCTTGTCCAGCCGCGTCGGGCACTTGGAAATGACACCGATTTCGAGCACCTGCGCGCCGGCGAGCAAAGAATCCTGGATGAGCTTGTTCTGCAGGTCATCGGGAAAGCGCCCGAGAAGCTCGGCCATGCCGTCGAAGTCCGACGTGTCGACCGTGATCTCGTCATCCGGCATCAGCTCGTCCCGTCCAGTTCAAGACATGTGAGTTCGAGCACGCGGTTGCGCTCGAGCACGTTATTGCAGATCTGCACCACGAAGACGCGCGACCCGAACAGCACGCGATCGCCGGGCACGGTGTTGCCGTCGGTCCAGCGCAGGCGAATGCGCACCTGCGCGGCCGAGGTGAATTCGTCGCCCTGGAAGAGCTCCTGGCCGCTCAGCAGGCGAATCGACGCCCAGGTGGTGCGGTAGGGCGTCCAGGTGTTCAGCGGCTGCCCGGAGGCATCCTGCGTGGTGTCGAGCGCGGAAAGCTGCACCTGGTGGCGCAACTCGCCGGGATCGAGCGCCAGGGGATCGGTCTGGATATAGGGGCGTGGCATCAGTCTTTAGGAACCGATACTCCGAGACGGACGGCCGCATCCCTGGCCTGCTCAAGTTCGAGCTGCGCCGTAACGATCTCCTGAATCACACTGCGCAGAGCATCCTGGTTCAACCAGGCGTGATCAGCAAAGGCGATGCCCACCAACCGGCCGACATTCTGGCTCTTGATCTCGCTGCCGAGTTCCCGCATCGCATTGCCAAGCGCATCAAGGCGCTGCTTGGCGGCGGCGAGGCCGGCCTTGAGGCGCACGTATTGACCGAGCGCCCGATCCTGCTGCTCCAGCCGCGGGACAACACCTACGGTTTCCATTTCGTCGTTTTCCATTTTTCGCTTGTCCTCCTAGCCTCTCGTCGGCTGGAAGTCTATCACCATTTCGTTTTGCAGCATGGAGTCGATTTTGGGGTCGGCTTCCTGAGTGCGGTTCTCGTACCAGAAGCCGATCAGAAGGAGGATGCAGCGCAGGATGGTGGCCGGCAGCGCGGGCACGATGATGGAATCCGGTTGCTGGCCGCTGCCCGCAAAATCGTGGGTGTCAGGCCCCGTGGCCAGATTGTTAGTGAATCCGGCCGTGAAATCGATGATGCAGGAGTTGGCGACGTAAAAATTCGACGGCCAGTAGCTGCCCGGAATGGGAAAGATGCGCGCCGGTTCCGACTGGCGGTCGAGAACGAAGTCCGTATCCTGATTCAGCGTCTGCGATGCGCCATTGTTGTCGATGTAACGCATCTGCTGCACGCTGATGACGGGCGCGAACGGAAGCTTGATCATCTGCGAGTAGTTCCACAGGGTGCTCGACCAGCGCGGCAATGAGTAGTAGCTGGGCGGATACGCAAGCTGGCTCTGGATGGTGTCCGTAAAGTAGGGCATGGAGTCGAGCACCATGCGAAAAGTGCGACGAGCCAGGGCCCGGCAGGTGATCCTTTCCGCATGCTCGCGCGCCGCCTGGATGAGGTTGGTGATCAGCGTATCGTCCAGAATCATCGTCGGATCGAGGCGCAGATAATTCTTGGCGTAGGCAAGCGTGATCGGCTCGGCCGTGGGAAGCGTGAGTTGCTGGCAATAGCCCATCTACTTGCGCCTCCGACGCGGCTTCGGTTTCGGTAGCACGGCGCGTTCCGGGCCGCCGGGAAGCATGCCCGTCTCAGGCGCGCCGGTTTGGGGACGGACATTTTCGAGCCCGCAGCTGGGACAGATGACCGGCAGGCCGCGGGTGCGCGTGAAGGCCCTGCGGCAGTAGTCGCAGGTATCTTCGACGCGCAGCGCGGGCGGGACGAGTTCGAGAGACACCGGTTAGACCTCGGTGAGGGCGACGCCCTTGGGGGTTCCCAGGGTGTACCAGACACCGCCATAGGCGACCAGCTCGATGTTGTTGCCGACCGCGGCCGTCCAGGTGGCTGTATCGTCCGCGCCGTTGATCTTGTTGGCCGGCGTGGTGACGGTGTAAGCCTCGGCATCGAGGGCGATGATGGAGAGGACCTGGCCATCGTTGCCGCCGGCGGCGGGCAGGCCCGCAGTCGGAGCCGCCAGGGTTATGGCAGCGGCACTTCCGGCCTGGAGGAAGACGCGGCCAGAGGTGATGGTGATGGCGCCGGCGGCGGTGATGTGCTGCACCGACGTGGCCGCCTTGGCTCCATCCACCACGAGCAGCGCCGCGGTGAGCAGAGCAATGGATTCGTTGCTGTTGCTATTGTCGGGACTGGTGGTGCCGGGCAACACCATCCCGAGATTGGTGCTCGTTTGTGTACCAGCCATTTGACATTCCCTCCTGGAGGAGAAATCTGGTTGTGCCGGCGCGACGAAAAAGACCGCGCCGGCTGGGCTGAAGAGACTAACCCTGGACGAGGTACTTCACCGGGTGCGTGCCGGCGTCCAGCAGGTTGCCGTCATAGCGGGCAAAGCCCAGGAAGGCGACCTGGCCGTAATCGGCGAACCGCTCCACAAGACGAAGAACCGAAAGATCCTTGACGCGGCGGACGATGTACTTGTCGTGCCGGCCGAAAGAGACGGTGTGTTGGGTTGTCGCGATGGTAGCCATGTCGTTGTTGGTGAAGTACGGGTAATCGAGAATGGTGTCGGGCGAGCTGACAGCCAGGCCCGGCAGCCACAGCGGGCGCCCGTACTTGTCTTTCAGTTTCTTGATGAACTTGATGGTTGAGTCGTGCGCCATGAACGAGGAGCCGCGGCGGTAGGCCTTGTCGACGCTGTGCTCGAGCTCGATCAGGTCGTCACTGCCGATGGAGTTCGCGGCTGTGCCGGAGCCGCCGTCGTTGCCCGATGAGCCAACGGCCGTCGGCCCGGCGGTGGCAGCCACCATGAGACCCTTGGGTTCGGTGGTGCCGGCGCCGACCGTGAACTTGGTGTTGAGGATGCGGCCCAGGCGGATGGCGAACTTTTCTTTGAGATAGCTCTCCAGGTCGAACGCCGAATCCTGCATCAGCTCGATCGATACCTTGACCATTTTGGTGGAGAATTTGAAGGCGCCAAACACCAGATTGCCGATGGTGACGTCGGCCGTGGTGACCTGAACACCTTCGCCCACGATCTCGCCCACCGTGCCGGTATCGTTGTCGTTCGGATAGGGGAGTGGCTGTCCGGTCGCGGTGGTCATGATGGTGGATGAGCGCAGCATGTCGCCGTACCACTTCATGGCCTCTTCGATCTCGTCAACGAAACCCACGGGGACGAAGTAGCCCCCGCCGGTGCCCTGCAGCGCATTGCCGCCGCCCGTGCCCATGTCGCGAAACTCGGTCATGAACTGGCGATCGTCGGCGGAGATGCCGCGGAAGCCGTATTCGGCCGGCCCGTCGTGGCACATAGCGCGCTTCCACACCTCGCGGTAGTGCTTCTGACGAGCCTCATTGGCCGCGACGTTCTTGGTTGGATCCACCGGGATGATGGCCGCGGGAGGTCTGCCGGTAACGCGGATTTCGGTTTCTGTAGCCTCGAGGCGCTCTTCACGCTCGATCTGCTCCTTCAACTTGTCGGCATCGGCGAGGCCCGCATCCAGCCGCTGTTCGTCTTCCTTGGTCTTCTGGGAAGCGTCCCACGCGGCGCGCGCCTCGGCGACCTTGCGAGCGCGGTCTTCGCGCAGCTCGCGAGCTTTTGTCAAATGCATGACTTTTTGTCCTTTCGGGGGGTTGTGACACGGTGAGACGTCATGCAACGCGATGAGACGTTGCGCGATGAGTAAGCCGGCGCGCGCCGCGCGTGACCTAACTCGGCAATCCGATCGCAAGCACACGCCATCCAAGGCAGCGGCATCCCGCGCGCTCATCGACCGGAGTTTTAGGGAACTTAGAAGCTCTCAGCCTCCGCGAGGCGCAGCCGCGTCTCAGCCTGGCGCAGCCGCATGCGCTCGCCAGCATTGCAGTTG